CATGAGTTGCTTTATATCCATCAGGAATTGGGACAAATGCATAAGCTTCTTCAGATGTGCTGTTAACCCTAAAACCAAGATAACCAGAAGTATCATCTTCTACAATATTGGGGATTCTGCCATAATCATCATTTAATCGCCATTCAGTGGGCATAACTTTGATTAAGGTTAATGACCATGCTGAAGTAGCAAGATGTGCATCTACATAAGCTTTTGTTGTTGCATCTGAAGAAGCGGAGGGAGTATATGTAGAGCCATTATCTTTTAAAGTTATAGCTCCTGTGGCAGCATCTAAAACTATATTACCATCAGCATTTACTGTGAAGTGTGCAGCAGTAGCAGCAGCATCTATGGTAGTTATATCTAAACTACCATGAGCACCAGCCGTCAGCCTAACATAGTCATCAGCATTATTGTATATGTCAATCCTTTTGTTAGCATTATCTAGTGAAAGAAAGTTAAATCCCCCAGAAGTATCAAGATAATTAATCTGCCCTCCAGCTGCACTTAATGTAATATCTCCATCAGCCCTTATGCTTATATCTGAATCTGTAGTACCATCGCCATAAGTTCTTATAGTTAAGTCACCTGTGTTAGCAACATCTATAGTTGCATAGTCATTTACTGCATCTGCATTGGCTACAAGCTTTAGATGAGTTCCAGCTGTATTAATAAGCATTCCTATATTAGTATCAGCTCCATCTACATCTAAATCTATTCCAGTAGCAGTATGTGTGCCTGATGTAGCTCCTACAACATCTATATCCATCCCTTTTACAGTAGAAGTTCCAAGGCTTGCTGAATTTACATCTAAATCAATACCTATATCATTATGAGCTGCTGTGCCAGAAGTAGCTACGTCTCTATCAAAATCTACATGAAGTCCTACTGCATCTTCAGCACCATTTCCAGAAGTATTTCTATCAATAACTGTAAACCCACCTACATTTAAAGCATAATTATTAGTTGCTTCATCTGGAGCTCCTTGAATATTTACAGTATATGCATTTGTTAAGGCTCCACCAGAAACATTAATATTTGGAGTAGATACATTTAATCCAACATAGCTATCTGTTGCAGCATTAGTATTAAAAGCTGGAGCTATTAATGCACCAAAAGCTGTATTATTTGCTGGAGTTCCACTATTATAGCCTTCAGTAGTTCCTATTATCTTTAATTGAGCTGAAGAATCAGCTGTGACAGTTACATCATTATCTATTAAAAGACCATCATTAACTGTAAGGGTAAGTTTAGCTGAACCTTCAAGAGTATCTGCATCTGTCCATACTGCTATTTGATTGTCAGCTGGAGTGCCAGTTGCATCTACAGAACCACCACCACTAACAGTTTGCCAAGAGCAAGTTCCATCACCATCTTCTCTTAAAAACTTATTACCGCCAGATTCTCCAGTAGACTTTAGTTCTGTGCCCTCTAAGTCGCAAGAAATGGTTAAGTCATAGGGGTCTCCATCTGTACCATTATCGGTATCAGTCCAGTTTACATCAATTCCTGCTCCCTCTACAATCTTAACTTCATTGGCATCATTAATTTCTACTTCCGTTCCATCACCATCTTCAAGAATAAAACCTGTCATTGAGGTAATAGCGCTACCACCATCAGCTGTTACTTGAAGTTTTGTTGAAGCCCCTGAGCCTGTGGTTGATAATGCTAATTCCCCTATATGGATAGTTGATGAATCAGCTCTAATTGTGTCACAGTATAATGTCCTAAATTTCCTAGAAGCCGAACCAAGGTCTACCCCCTCATCATCTTTTGGAAGAAGGTCTGTTGTAATATCTTGAAGAGTTAGGTTTACCCTTGTGCCAGCTCCAACTTGAGAGCCAAGTTTATATGGATTAAAACTTTTATTTCTATAATATAATTCATTTTCATCGCTATCCACATAAACTATACCTTGATTACTGTTCGGAGCTAATGGGTCATCATCACTACCAACCATACCTATATGTCCACCAGCTCCTGTGTCATGAAGACCAAGCCAAATTTTAGGAACTGTGTTTGTATCTGTTCTAACGATAGATAAGCCTTTTGTGTTTGTTGAGCCATCACCAACAACAGTCATAACTCTTATCCCAAGCCATGTATCATCTTCAGCTATCGCCCCAGTAATACTCCTTGAGCCATGTATTACTCCACCATAATGAGAAGAGCCTTTTCCGAGATACAATACACCAGGGTCACCATCATCAGTACCAAGAGCAAGGGTTCCTTCGGTAGTAGAATCAACACCAGAAGTCTTCTTACTTCCAAGCACAAGTTTCCCAGGACTGCTAAAACTGACAGTAAATACATCACTTACATCTACAGGAAGTGTTTGTCCTGACTGTGGGTCATAAAAGTTTAATTGTTGAGCTGATGTTGGATTTTCTAAAGCAGATTCTTTGACACCTGTGCTTCTTCCTTGACCTGAGAGCATCTGCCTTGAATACCATCTATTGCGAAATTTGGCAAATATATAAACACCCTTACCTCTAATATGGTGTAATCTTATATCGCCATTTTGCCCTTCATTAACATGAGGAAACCCCTCGCCAATTTCAATAGCGGATGACTTTGTAGCGTGGAGTCGTGATTCATTTTTATTAAGTCTTGCCATTATCTGATATTTTTACTTTTGTATACAACAGATATATCATTTATTTCAAAATTAGAAGGAATACTTGCACCACCTTCAAGCTTTAATTGAAATGAATAAATATTATTTATACTTGAGCTAGGTTTAAGTTCTGCTGTTGTCCAATTTGTAGTAGCAATTTGAGCCACAGCATCAGTAGAATGGCTTGCTGGAGTTGTTGATTGCCATCCCCTGTCAACATAAATATCACTTGATGTCGCATCACTACTACTATCATAAATCCTATAAACTTTTAAAGAATTAAGAACACCATTCCAGCTTGATGGGTTAAATAATACAGATTGAGCAACAGTATTTCCTGCTGTTACTCGTAAATATTGTTTTTGACTTCCAGTTGTACTCACAGATGACGATTCTGTTCCACCTCCAACAGAAACTGTAAAGCTTCCTTCGATAGACGAATTAGCGTTAACCACAACAAGGTAATCTTCACCAGGCACAATAGGATTCCCAGAATTAGTATAATATAAAGTTGTACTAATTGTTGCACCGCTTGTAGTTGCTAGAGCGCTACCTGTGTTTATAGTCCACCCAGAACCCTGAGTCCAATTAGCATTACTTGTAAATATTGAATTGCTTTCTGGAATATTGTCTGTTGAGAGCCCAAGAAATCCTTTTATAAGCATCTCCTCACTATCAACTTTAACGCCAAAACCCTTTTTTAAATTTGACACTGAATTTAATTGAAGTATTTTTCCTAATTGATTGCTAGCTGTAACCCAAAATATGACTCCTGATAGCGTTGTATTTAAATCTGAATCAGAGTAATAAGAATCAAGCCCATTACTACTATAGTATTTAGATGTGCTTGTGCTAAACGTACCACCCTTCTCAATTCCTGTAATCTCTTCACCGTTTGTGCCATAGTATGCTTTTACTCCAGAAGTATAATAATTCCCATTAACATCAGACGTTCTAAAGGTAACATATACTTTATATATCTTCTTTCTTACAGAAGGAACACCAAGGTCAATATCCTTTGTAATAACTCTGTATCCACCAATATTTTTAGAATTATTATTATCAAACTTGTAAATGGCTCTTGTAGAAGCCACAGATGTCCCTAATATCTGGAAAGACTTCGTTCCATCAGAACTACCCTTTAAGGCAAAATGATATATATCATTACCAGCAGCATCTTTTAGCGATGTTCCATTCATAGTTGAGGCATAAACTCCAAAATTACTTCCACCTGTACTTGTACTTAATCCTGCTTCTTGTATTATTTGATTATCATTAATTCTAGCACATATATCTTGAGCTATTTTTAAATTTGAATCATCAGCACCAGCAGACACATTTGTTGAAGTACCGCCAGTATGAAAGATTGTTGCCCATGCGCCAAATGCATTTGCCCATGTACCCTCATCTAAATTATTAGCTTGCTCTGAGGGAATTATTGTCGGTTGAATGGATATTGCAAATGTAGTTGTTGTTGAGCCTGAAACATCTTGAATAGCTATATGTTGAACCTTTTGCTTGGGAGTCTGCCCGCCACTAAAATAACTAAATGGAAACATTTCGTCTATAGACTCAGCAGCATTTGTATCATCTACCCAAGTCCCAGGAGAACCAGTATCTCCATCCCATATAGCAAACCTTATCTTCATACCATTATAAGCCTCTGTGTCATTGTATGTTGATATATGCAGGGTGTCTGCAAGCCGAATACAACTAAACAGTTGACTTGCCCCAAGGCTTGCCTGATATGAATTAATAGCATCCTGAATCATATCCAATGCATGGCTATGATTAAATTCATAACTATCATCTCTTCTTTGTGAATCAGATGACTTGCCTACTATTGATACAAATAACTGTGATAAATTGATTGAATGGCTTAATATAGTAGCGCTGTGACCAGATGCACCGTTCTCTGTGTTGTTTCCATTTAGAGCAAATGTTCCTGCTGTACTTTCTACATATAATTTAATTTTTTCATATCCACTCCCAAGAACATCTGTGGTTGGATTGCCGAAAGCAAATGTCGAAAGAGCCTTTGAAGAACCTTGATTAGCATTCTGTATAACTGGTGCATCAGTTCCATTAGCATCAAAACTTCCATTTAATATAAAGCTCTCAGCAACATTTGAAATAATAGATGAAAAAACAGGAGCTCCATCGAAAAAGCCATGTGAGTCGTGAGCGTTAATTATATTGCTCTTAGAATGACTCCCTACAGCATTTATTGCTTTTGTCCAGCTTTTAGTAGAAAAATCATATATATATATTGTTGATAGGGAATATGAGCCAGGGTCAGATAATACAAACAACTGCTTCTTTTGTGGAATAAACCCGACAAGTCCACTCTCTCCAATAAAATTGCTCCAATCTAAAGGTTTTATTTTATTTTCAGTTATATTTGCTAAATTTCTTCCATCATAAACAAAACATCCATTATTGTTTACCCATGCTATACCACCTTCTGTTTTCACAACTGCTGCGGGATGGGATATTCCTAAAAACTTATGCTCAGATTCAAGAAACTCATTACCGTCATTACTTATATTAATGACATACATCTTCTTCTTTTTAAACACAAGCAACTTATCAGCAAGACTTTCAAGTCTTATTATTTCATCTCCATCATTAATAGCTACTTCAAGAAATTCTTCACGAGGAAGAATGTCAAATCTTCCACGAGGACTTGTTATAATCCTATCGCTAAATCTATTTGTAATAGCCCCATTAGAGTCCACCTCGCCTATATTCCCTGCCCACAGCTTGTCTGAAGCTATTGTTGCTGTTTTATACCTAAAATATATATCTTCATCAGGAGCATAACCATTAATTGTATCATACCATGTAACTTTAGGTGGTGTCGAGAATACAAAGTTTTTTGTCGTACTGTCATAATCGGCTGAAGAAACTGTATCTTCAGGACATTCAACTGTGTAGGCTGTAGCAGCCCCAACTAAAGCCCAAGGAGTAAATTCAACATCTTCAAAAGTTCTACACCCATCTTTAAAGTCTATATCCAATAAATGATATTTAAATCCTTCTGAGTCTGCTGTATCTGAATAATATAATCTTGCACCAACTATTCTTTTATTAAATGGATACCCACTATCATCAAAATCAACTGTAACGCCAACCCTCAAAGCTCTATCATCACTTGTAAAAGCAGGTGGATTACCAGAAGAATCTTCAAGACGATTGTTGGCTGTGTGAATTTCTGTTAATGCAGACTCCTGCTCGCTCTTGTCGTATAGATAACTTAAATAAAATATAAATGAACCTGTTGTCTTCCACGTGGCATCAGTTTCATCCATTAATCCAAGATGTATTTTTATATGCCTATTCGTAGAGCCACCATCAGCTGGCGCTGCAAAATTATCAGTTATACCATCATCAAACTCAACAGCATATGCTCCAGGATTGCCATCTCCAGCTGTTACAGATTCTGTTATATTAGGCTTATATAGTTGCTGGTCTTCTTGAACCCATTGCCTTATAAACCCCTGACCACCATTAACTCCCGTAATAGTAGTATCAAGGAAGTTTTGTCTCTCGACAAATCCATACCATTTGTTTTCTGCGTTATTAGCAAAATTAGCATCAAATACTCTTAAAGTCCCGTCTGCAAGATAATACCCAGCTTTCACATCATTAAGGCTTGTTGCGAGAGAAACAACTCCTGTTCTCCAAGAGGTTGAACTTGTGTCAAGCACATTAGAATCTTGCTCATTTTGGGTTAAAATGTAAGAGGTATCTCTTGGAGATGGAACTTCATAAATATCTATATTTGTAACATAAATAGCTACATTTGCATCGTTATTCGTTATAAGTCCTAATCTTCCAGATGTGTTTTCAGGTAAAACCATTATATCTATCAAATCCATAGAACTTGTCCCATCAGAATCTGCATCTTTACCTAAACCATAACCAACCCCATTGCTTGTTCCTGTGGACAAACTATACCCACCATCACCATAAATATATACTTTATTTACATTTGTACCAGCAGCATCTACAAATTGTATAGTAGCTTTTACAAGATAAGCTTTTCCAGGCTTTCCTACCTTCTGATATAATTTTAAATTTTTAGGAGTTCCAGCATTTGCCTGGTCACATACCATTCTATTATCAGAATCATCATCAAAATACCAACCCTTTGTAGTGGAATTATTTCCAGTATCAGTTGAAGGTTTATCGTCAGCTGTGCTGCTATCATAAGTAGTCTCATAATGCCACTCAGAATCATCAGCTACATCATCCCCACTCCCTGTATCCCCATACCAAACAGTAATACCACTCCCTGCTGGGGTTTCTTTGTATGTCTCAACAACAGCACCATCAAAAGCAGGCATTGTTGCAAGGTTTGTTCCTGTATTTGGATTAGTGAAATCATGGGAAAAGCTAAATAATCCATACCCAGGGAGACCTTTAGCTGTCACAGTGTCAATGCCTAAAATATCAGAAAGGTTTTCAGTGTACCCTGCTGGTTTAATTTTGCCAATAACATCAACCATCACATTATCAGCAACAACAAGAGAGTTCTCAGGGATATCTCTATCTTCAAAATGAGTGTTTAATCCACCTTCAAACCTATCTATTTTTAAAACTTGCTTAGGCATTAATCTTCGTCTATTGTTTCCACAATAGCTTCCTGTATAGATTCATATAAGCCGTCTAATAGCTCGGCTTCTGTTTCCTCTGAAATCATCGGAAGGTTAATCTTTTTATTGAGATGTTTAATAATCTTTTCTTTATTTGCATCATTTAAAATCATCTCAACAGCCATTTTTTTTAATACTTTTACTAATTTATTCATTGTTATCCTTTAAAATAGATTTAATTGCTTCTAATTCTCTTTCGAGCTCTTTAATTTTATTATCCTGCTCTTGAAACATATCTGTTATTTTATCAATAATAGGAAATCTCTTCCCAATAGTTTCATCTATAATGCGCAAAACTACTTTAGTAATTTTTTTATCTAACCCAAGCATCATCCTGCCCACCTGCTTTTTAATTTTGGCTTCTTAGCAAGCTCTAATTTTATAGCATGACATAACTTATTTTTATCCCATAGGGCGCTTTTTATAATAACCTCATCGCCAACATTCCAACCCATGCTATGTAAATATTCTATTGGTAATCTTATTGTTAAATCTTTAGTTCCCTGTAGTACAAATTTTGTTCGTTTTGCCATAGTTAATATTGTTTCAAGTTTATAATTTATCATATATATTCACAAGATTTCTCCAAGCTCATTATTGACAAATGTTAAGAAACTTTCAGGACTATCTAAATCTTTCATCTTCTGTCTCATGCTTTGATACCATATAAATGAGGTTTGAATACCTCCTGCAAGTGTTGTAATATGTACTTTCCAAGCTTCAATTATCTCTATAAATTTACTGTAGTTAAAATCTGTTCCAAAAGCCTCATTAAATAGCTCTACTGTAGCTGCCGTATTAGGGTCAAGGGCAAGCTCATGAGCGCCATAAAGAACAAAGAAAATAGAACCCCCATTAACAGCAAACCCTGAATAGTTAACTGTCTTTGCAGTAGCCAATTTCTCCCCAAGTTCTTTTTGCCTAAGTAGCTGTTGTATATCTTCTTTAGGCTTTGGTTCTTCTTTAGGCTCTTCTTTAACTTCTTCAGGGTCTTTTTCCCAATTTCTTTTATTTTTAAAGCTGATACCTTCTGATAGAGTTTTGTTATCAATATTACTTAGTTCCGTTTTTATTAATAAATTTCAAAAGAGTATCAAGGCTACTCTCTATTGCATTTACATCTTCTCCTATAACTCTCTGATTTGCAATAAGCTTTTCATTTATATTAAATAGCCTGTTATTACTTTCCATAACTTCGACTTTAATCTCTGCAATTTCTCGCAACAAATCGTCATATTTTCTATCAACCCTCTTTGTGTAATGTTCAAAGAACCATCTCCCAAAAACACTTATTCCTACTAAAAGAACAACAATAATAAATACAGCTATACCTTCCTCGGATATAAGGTACAGGATAGAGTCAATCATAAGAAAGCCATAAAGCCGAGAACAACGCTAACTGCTACGAATAAGACACTACCAATACCCTGAAGCCTTGCAATACCTTTTTCATTGGCATGAACCCTCCCATTAAGTCTATCAAGATGATTTAGGATTCGTTCTGTATCGTTCTTCACAGCATCAATCCTAACCCCATGCTCTGCAAGTTTTTCTACAATTCGCTCTCGTTGATGAAGCTCTGTCTCAGAGGTCATTTTAATAATAATTCAAAATGGGGAAAATCATCAAAACGATTATCTGCTACAGAAAAGTCTTTATTCCAGTCACCTCCCCAGCGAATATTAATACCCATCTGCGATGCTACACCCAAGACGTATCCAGCAAAAAGAGTTTGCCTTTCTCTGTCATTCCAATCTATAGGATATGGAGTTACATCTACAGCAAGAGAGGGGAGTTTGTTATGCCTTCCATTTGGAAATTTGACCTTAGATTTGCCTTCATTGAAATACTTATCTTGGAGCTCTTTACCCCTATGCCCTTCTAAAACAGAGCAGTCAATAACTTTCACAACCTCATTGAAAATCTTTTGAAGATGTGGATGTGCTGTGTCTAATCGTTTTTTACTACTCTTCCCGAACTTTGGCATCTTCATTCCTTTTAACCATCTTTTCAAGAACCTCAATAGCCCCAAGACAACGTGTAGCAAGGCTGTCAAATTGATTACGTTTTTCAATAGCTTCATTGTATTGTTTTACTATAGATTCAAGCTCTTCTTCCAATGTAGGCTCTTTAGCTTCTCCATTATCAGAAACCTCTGTACTTGCTAATTCTTTCTCAATGCTTTTAGTTTTAGCCAACCGTTTCTCCCTTTCCTTTATCTGTGGTATTTGCATAAGTGTGAATAGTAGGTGCTGACCGCTTTTCAAGGTTATCTTTCAGATGAGTCTCTATCGCAGTCTTAATTGTAGCTTTTGAAGCATTACCAGCTGTAGAAGTATCCTGCCAATCGTAGTAATTACCATCAGCATCTGTTACACCAAAAATCCATGAAACATGAGAAGAACCATTCTTCTTCTGCTCCATCCTTACTATCTTACAGGCTCTTGCCTGTGTTTGTGTGAATTTAGCCATTATTTAGCTCCTTTATTTAGTTGCATATACACGAATATATCCCTGAACGCCACCAACCTCAACCTCAATCCAATCTTGTTCTGTCGCAGAAGCTGAACCAGCATCAACTATCTCTAAATCCTCTGTAGATAACTTTATATCTAATTTTGACGATGGTGTTTTTCCTATACCGACATTGCCAGCATCTGTGATAGCCATAAAAGTAGTTGAAGCTGAACCGTTGTATCCGATGAAATTAAAACTTCCGTTGCTCGAAGTATTGCGTGACAGAAAGTTTGATGTTCCAGCAGATTGGTAGAAGTTTATATACTGATTAGTTCCGTCTGAATCTTGCAACCTGATTGTTGGTTCAGTAGCCGAAATGTGTAGTTCTTCTGCTGGAGCATCTGTCCCTATTCCGACATCGCCAGCAGCATCTATATGCACTCTCTGACCACCTCCAGTCCAAAATTGAATTGATTCACCACCAGCGTCACCACCAGCATCTGCCTTAAAAACTAAACTGCCAGACGAACCAGCTATTGTAGCATAGAATCCATCAGTATCATTTAGCCTTATTGTTGGGTTGGCTGAACTTACTTCCAAATTATCTGATGGAGAGCTTGTTCCTATTCCGACATTGCCAGCATTGTCAATAACAAGCCTGTCAGATGACCCATTTGTTCTAAAGTTAAAAGTATTAGTTCCATGATGATATTGTAATTGCCCTACATCATTATCATCCGTATCCCCAAACATAACATTTATTATTCCAGCTGCACCGCAAATCATTTGAAGCTGAAGATTATCATCAGAAGCATCTCCATTATCCATTACAAGACAGGCGTCTGTTCCATAACTATTAGTTCCTCCAGCACCATCTGGTCCAATTATATGTAAAGCTCCATTTGGAGTATCAGTACCCATTCCAACCCTACCATTAAAAGAAGCACCATAAGTATTGCCTGTTGCAGTAAGTTTTAAAGAGCTGTCATTACCAGCCCCATCTTCTACTATCCTTAAAGTCCCATCTAATTCCTGATTATCAGCTGTACCTATGTTGAGTAAAGACTTATAAGTTGCTGATGGTTTTTTACTTGTTAAAATTGCCATCTCTAAATTCCTTTATTCATATTATGTATCTGCTGTTTCATCCCAAGCAGACCAATTAGTTTCATTGACATCTGCCCAATTTACATCTGTCATCTTAATCCAATCTCCATCTATTAATTTACCAAGGATAATTGCTCCACCGCTTACTAAGCTTTGAATTAAGCTAAGCATACTAACCTATATAAGCTATTACAAGACCCGATGCAAGGTCAATAGTTGTCCATTTCCCGAATATTGTAACTCCTGCTGGAAGTACCTCGCTTCCCATACTATTTCCATTATAGGAGGCGGAAGTTCCATATCCATTGGCTGTATCACTTGGGGTTAAAGTTTGGAATACAGTATCTTCAAGCATTGTGATTGCTACAAAAGAGCCTGTGTGTTCTGCGGTATCGCTAATAAATTTAGCTCCTGCTTGCCCGAGACCTATATTTTGACTCTCTACTACTGTATATTTGTGTAATGAACTTGCCATAGTTTAACTCCTTTCGGTGTGCTTTAAGCTCTTTGACTAGAGCGTGAATGCACTTTTATTGTTTTATGCGCTTGCTACAAATACTTCCACATCGCAAGCTGCTGTATCTGCTAGTGCAGTTATATTTACCAAATCATTTAAACTAACTGTTAAAGCCGAGCCACCTGCGTGCATAGTATCTACAACGCCACCACTATTATCGCCTGGATACACAAATGAATGCCCTGCATCCACCTTTATAGCAAATTCTGTGTTATCCTCATCTTTAAATGTTAGAACAATATGATTAGTATCATCTAAATTTGTTATCCTTATATATCTTACGTCACCTTCTATAAAAGTTCCACTTGCGACTGCTGTGCTTATTGCAATTAATTCAACCTCAGAAGCAGGAACAGTGACAACTCTTTTCACAATTTCATTAATTGATGGTATATTGATTTTGTTTTTAGAACCATAATTAACTCCATTCAGAACAATATCTTCTTGGACTGTTACTCGTAATGTTTTTGCTTTTACTGTAGATGCCATAATTTATATTATACTCTCGTGGTTAATATACGCCTACTGCCATCCTTACTGTAAGGATATTTCTTGACAAATTGGTCAAATTTCTGCTTAAAATACATTGCTGTTTGCAAGTCACCCTGGTCTTCTTTTAATCTATACTTAACACAGTCTAATACTGATGGGTGTAATGCTTCAGGAAGACCTGTAGAATCTTTTAAATCCATTTCTAATTGAACATCTGTAACATGGTTGTATTTACCTTTATAGGTAATTAAAATACCATCTATAACATTGTCTCCATTATAGGTATCATATGTGAAAGTAGAGAGAGTATCGAGATTATCTGATGAAGCAGAATCATCAGAACCTCTTCTTACAATAATAACTAAATCTTCACCTTCTGTAAACCAAGCAAAATAATCATTAGGAAATGCTCTGTAGGAAGTCCCATCTGAGGATGAATTGCTAGCAGTATAATCTCCTGCTCCCATGTCTATATCATTTTTTAGCAGATGAAACCCATCTGTTAATTTTGGAATCATGGAATATCTGCTATTTGTGCTTAATACATCTACACGCTTTATCTGCATTAAATCAGCAGGTAGAGTATAAAGTCTTTGTGCTTGAACCAAATCCATTATCTCATGTTTTTTATACATTTTAGATATAACTGCTATTTGGTCTAAACAATCATTAATAAGTTGAAGAACATATGCTTGAGGTCTTCTCCCATATAAATATTCAACTTGCGATATAAGTGTATTTAATTTCATTATTGTCTTGCCTGCTGAGGGGGAGGAGGTTTAAGTTCTGCTATTGCTGTAGCATAATCCTGTTTCAAATTCTGAAGCATAGGAACATACAATTCAACATCTTCTTCTGTTGCTAATAACTGCTCAACAGCCTTAATGGCTGCATACAGGACAACAATATATTCATATTCATCAGGGAATAAAGTTATAGAAGTATCTGTAACAGCAGGGGCAGGATACTGAACGATAGTAGCATTACAAAGATTTGCTGATGACAATGGTAAAACTTTTATTTTATTTGCCGATGTTCCAGATTGAGGTTCTATATAGTAAACAGGGTCTGTTTCTGTAGCATATAATATATTATCTTCATCTTGAACTTCATGTTTAAGTGTATGAGATATTTTCCTACACTGATAAGTAGTTCCATTAGAAGCAGCAGATTTTCTAGTCACACCAACAACAGGAACACTTACATTTGTGCCTCCTGTTGGAGTAAAGTCTCCAGTCTCACCTGTAACCGTAGTTTTCGATGGCATGGCATTAATAACAACCTTGCAACCCTCAAACAACCAATCAGCCAAAGCAGTATCATCTGTTGTGCTGAAGCCTGTTAAATCATCTACTCTTGTTCTAAAATTAGAAGGCATTATCTTCTATTCATCTCGCTAATTGATTCATCCATTGTCTGTGAGGAAAATTCCACTTGAGTGGTTCCGCTCCATGTGTTTCGCATATTTATCTGCAATCCACGTTTTCCTGTATCGCCAAAAGTGCTCGAACAATCCGAACACTTCATAGTTTCCCCTTTGCTAAAGGAGACTGTTTTTTGACATACTTTACAATAGTATGCTCTCATTATTTCTTCTTACCTTTTTTCTTAGGTCTTCCAACCTTAGTTCCATACGTCCCTTTACCCTTTGGCATTAGAGTGATTACCACCTTTCTTAGAAGTTTTAGACTTGGTTTTCGGCTTACTCGCATCGTCAACAATGCTCTGTAATTTAGAAAGACCTGTAAGCTCTTTCTCAATGTTTTTTATGGATGATTCGATGCCAAGTACTTGCCTTTTTAAAGCATCAATATCATTTTCCATTTGTATAGCTCTTCCCATTATACCTCGTTTTAAATTTAAAGAAAGAGATTTGGAGCAAGCCCTTTATACGACTCGCTCCACAGTTCTCTAAGACTGTTAACGCTTATTGATTTAAACTATTAACCAGCAGCAGTATTAAATGCACATTCTGAAGCATCGTGAACTAATCCATTAACATACCAATTAGTTCCATCGGTGAAAATATCAAACCTATCACCAGGAGTAGCAGCAGCAGTACAGTTAATAAAATCATCTCCACTAACAGCAATATCACTACCACCTGCATCAGTACCATGAACTATTCCGCAAATAGCATTACCACTTCCAAAATCAATATTAACCTTTTGATTCATAGTAGTATCACCACTAAATGTATCTTCAGTTAAAACTATCTTGCAATTCCACCCAGATTGAATATCTGAAAGGGCTGGTAAATCTATTTCAGTCGTTGCAGTTGGATTACAAAGAACAACAGAACCGCTTTGGTCTGCTGTTAATGTAGTATCAGCTGTTACTTTGATAATCTTTAAATCAAGATTACTAACTTGACTATTACTATTTAAATAATCACTTCTCATTAGTTCACTCCTTCAAGATTGATAAGTGCGTGAGTTTCAGGAAGAGTAACTTCAAGACCTGCTTCTGTTAGAATCATATCTTTTCGTAAGTCTTCATCGGCTTGTTGCACATTAGTCGTGATAGAGGTGTCACGATTTACACCATTACCAACAAGAGGTCTATAAGATACATGGTCTAAGTCTACAATAGCCAAGAATCCAGCAGCAAACGTTCTAAACAATGGCTCTTTAACTAAAGTTAAATCTCCATGAATAGTTTCAATTTTCATAACTTTATGACCAAAAGTACCTTCAGCTCTGTCTAAGTTATATCTTGTTTGATTTGTTACACTTTGCTCGATAAATCCATCTGTCATTTTATTGAAAAATGAAATTACTGGTAATGATGCCAATCCTAATTTTGAAGCACCACCACCCCTTGCAGGGTCATATATAACTTCAAAATCAGTTAATAAATCATCATATGTCCATTCAGCTGCTGTATTTGATTTATAGTAAGCTTTATCTTCAGTATATGAAAGTTGAGCACCGCCACCTTCAACTGTTGAGTTTCTTACAATTTGACCAACCACACCATCAGTATATTGAATACCTGCTCTTGTTGCTTGTTGACCAAACAACATCGCTCTTTCAATGTCAATTTTATGTTCTCTTAATTTAAGATTCCATAGTCGTTGCCATTCATCAGCATAACCACGATACACAGTAGCCCTCGCAGTATTAGACATCTCACAAGCTGTTTTGAAAATTTGAGTATAACCAAATCCATTTTCAAGCTCTTGAGACCATACATCTGGAGAACCAGAGCCCTCCTCGAATGATGTACCAATTACTGTACATTGAGCATTATCTGCAATCGTCATAGTAGAGCCACCAACAGTTGATATTGATGTAACTTGGCAAGTTGTTGATGCACTATTTTGAGTAACTGTGTTAATTCTAACAGTTCCAAATGAAGGCGTTGTTCCCGAATCTGTTGCATTTAAAGACACAGCAACAATCATTCCTGGCAATAACCAAGAAACTGCTGCTCCACCTACTGTATCAAATACTAAATCCATAGAACTTCCTTCTGCTACAAGTGTTGCTCCACCTGTGGACAGAAAACCTCTATCTGCGATTGATATTTTAGTTCTATCTTCCAAAAATCGGAATTGACTATCCGACGTTGGGACTTTACCGACTTTAGACAAGTAAACAAAAAATGGAGATTCTTCTGGAGCTAAATCTGCGACTCTGTCGCTGAAGTCATACAGTCTTCTTGATGGTATAGTACTATCAATGACTGCACCAGGAGTTCCAAATTTTACTTGCCCACTATTGTAAGTAGCCATTTTTACTCCTTAAAATTAGGATTTACAAAACATTACTTCTCCCCCCAGCCTTTACGATACCATCCCACATTTTATCAATACTATTCTTTGCCTCTGCTTTTTGCCCCTGCATTACACCTGGGCTAGTAGGCACAGCTTGGTTTTGACGAACTTGTGTTAGGTCTACTTGCTGCTGAGTAGAAGTGTTATTACCTTGGACAGTTCTCCACATATTAATCACATTGTCCAGTCCTAATTCGTTAGCAGGGGTTGACGCAAACTTCTTAAAGTCAGTTACTTCCTCAGGCGATAAGCCTTTGGCTTGCAAATCTGCTTCAAGCTTTCCCATAGCCATTTGTGCTTGCATTCCAGCCATTTGTTGCTGGACTTGTTGTTGAACGGCTTGTTGTTGTTGCATTTCCCTAAACTTATAGGATTCTGAATTGGGATTAGTGAAAGACTCCCAAGCATCGAAATCTTCTGGGTTGATACTCTGTGATTGCCTTCCATTCTGAACAGGTATCTGCTCACCATTCACTCCTTGAGCTCGCTCCTTCATAGCAGTAGCTAAATCGGGGTTCTCTTTAAGGAACTTACCCATTGTGTCGAGCTGCGTTTTAAGTTTCTGGTTCTCAGAATCAGTTTTATCCTTTTCAGACTGGAAGTACTTTGCAGATTCTTCCCAGTTAGTTTCTTGTTCTGCTCCCTGTGAATCTAAATCTTGGTTCACCATTTCTGATTCCTGATTAGATTCTTCTCCAGCGTGGGTTGTGTACTCTTCGTTCATTTCTTCTCCTTCTGCGATTTCTCTTGAGAGTTAACACGCTCATTCAAACGTATTTTCTCAGTTTGGAGTTTGACCGCATTACTGAGTTTTCCGAGTGCATCTTTACTTGCCGATTTACTTCTCATTTCTGAGTCCGCAATTCGTGTTTTGGCTTTCTCCACTTCAATCTGCTGTTTGGTGTGCACTGTTTCCCTACGTGCAGTCTGGAGGTCACCGCTAAGTTCTTTTATCTGACCTTGGGCTTGCTGTAGTTGTTGTTGTAATTGAGCAATTTCACCCATTCGTTTAATAATGCCAGATTTATCAAAAATTTCTGTTTTCTTCAAAGCTTCTGTCCTATCTATAAGACCCATTTGATAGGCTTCCATATATACAGCCCATTCACCCCACCTATTTGATGGTAGTGTTGAATTACCAACAACTTTAATATCATATTGACCAATAGTTAAATCGTTGTGTAGTGATGCAATATCATTAGACTTATCGTCATATAATTGGTTAACTGTAAACTCATCTAAATCATTGTTTGGCTGAACAACTCTAAATGTCTTTTGGAATGTATAATGCGACTTGGCTAAGTTATATATCACCATGCCGAGCCGTTTTAAGCTTCCTTCAACATCTCTTAATTTTGACTTGACCCTTCGAGCTCCAAAGTCCTCTATCTGCATTGTTGCACTCGCAGTTCTCGGTGCTGCCTCAGGGTTGCCCTGTGACAACTCGAATATCCCCATATTCAAATCAATATACCGTTCTGCTTGTTGCAATAGCGAATATATAGAAGAGGAAATAGGCTGTGGTGCTGGAAAATGTGGCTCGCCAAACGAAGGGTCATATTCAATAGTAGCATTAGGATTTGCCCAATCACGCTCTAACTGCTCAATATCTTGGACAGAGCCTGTGGGGATTAAGAGTTTTAATCCAGCACTAGACTGAGCGTGAGACATTAGGAGACTCATCATTTTATTAATGTATCTCTGCATATCCCTACATTTTCTAACATCACTCATTGGATATGGAGTATTAGTCCAAATATTAGGCACAGGTACTATAGGGTAAGTATCTGTGTTTAGAATTGTTTCAAATAACACTACTTGACCGACAGAGCAACAAAGTTTAATACGATTCTGCAATACTTGAACATAATCAAACATTCCATTCTCAATCATCTTTTGAACTCGTGGGTCTGCTAAAAGTAATTGTATTTGAGTTTCGTCCACAACCTTCTCTTGACCTGTTGTTTTGTCAAGAATGCGGTAATATGGCACTTTGATTTTAGTAAATCTTTCTAATAATAAATATTTACCTGTTCCCTCAAAATCATAATCTTTAGTGACATCAGGAGTAAAAGCTCCTACATAAGAACGATTCTGAGCATTTGGATAAGTTTCACTATCTCCTGTGAAGTTGCTTTCAATAGAATCTATTAAAGTGTTGCCATCTTCGTCAATAGGATTTGAAATTTCAGGATAAAAGTTAATTAATTGGTCTTTAGATAGGATAGTGGAAAGTATAATGTCTGAAGCGTCATCAAAATACTTGCTTCGAGCATTTGGGTCTACTACCACTCGAAACGGGTCTACATAGGAAAACTTTACTTCTCCTCG